TGGAGCACTGGTTCGGTGATTACGCCACGCGATTCCAGAGTGAAAGCCGCACGCTGTTGCGCCAGGCAAATGACAGTCGCCAGTAATCTGATGATGTATATACTGAAAGCCAGCATTGCTGGCTTTTACCATATATTGGGTGGATGTGGTTTATCAACCACTTACATTCATACGTTAATAAAAACAATAAGTTAAAAAAAGCTGTAACCATCTGGAACCGTTTCGAATACCCCGAAGTGTGGACGCAATGTGGACACTCCGGGGGGAGCAGAATCTACAGCGATATCCCTCCTGAAAGCGGATTCAATGCAACGGCATTTTGCAGGTACTCCGGTGACAAATGCGCATAAGTCATCGTCTGCTGGATGTTTGCATGACCCAGTATTTGCTGTAATGCAATGATGTTACCCCCGTTCATCATGAAATGACTTGCGAAGGTATGACGCAAAATATGCGTTGCCTGATTTGCAGGAATATCGGGTTTAACCATTTTCAGCACCTTGCAAAAACTCACGTAATCGACGTTGAACAGATTCCCGCTGGCATTCTTCTTTATCAGCGATTCAAGCTCAGAAGAAATCGGTACAGTGCGCTTTTTTCCGTTTTTGGTTTTCAGGAATGTCACACGTCCGTTTACTATCTGTGCCGGTTTGAGTGTTGCCAGCTCTGACCACCGCCCGCCGGTACTAATCCCCAGCAGGGCAACCAGCAGATCATCACCTGTAAATGACTTAAGCAGCAGTGCAATTTCTACTTTGTTAAGGAAAGTCATTTCAGGGTTAGCCTCTGCTAATGGTGGCAAACCATGAACGGGGTGCACCCCAGCAAACTCTTCAAGTTGAATCAGTTTCGTGAACATGCCTGATAAGCGGTACATGTCACGGTTTATCGTCGATGCGCTGACTCCCTCACTAAGTCGCTTTGAACGGTAATCCATAAGTATTCTTTTGCTTAACCTTGTAACTGGTATGTCTCCCATATCACCAATGGTTTTAAGCAAATGATTAAACTCCTTCGTTCCGCGCTCATGGTTCTGTCCGTAATACTTCCACCATACGTCCAGCAATTCTGAAAGCGTTCTACGATCCGCTCGCTTCCCCGCCCATTCTTTGGTCTGTGCGTTCGCCAGAGTGTAGCGCTCAAAAGCCAGTGCTTCGGCTTTCCTTTCAAACTTCCGGCGAATGCGACGTCCTTCGCGCCCGCGCGGTCTAATGTCCACTTCATATCGCCCATCATCGAGCTTCTTAATAGACATAAGAAAGCCCTCCGGTGGGGTTGTAACTATCTTGGTAACAAATAGTGAAAATGTAATGCTTATAAAGAGTTAACCAATCTTCTTCTCGGAGTGGTCTGATTTTGTTGCATCTTGCCCATTGTGCGCGAAAGCCGGTGCGATCTGACCAGCTTGCGGCGCGGTTTTATCTGTCATAAGCCAAAGAGCATATTTCTCAAAACGAGGAGAGTTCGTAATCCTTAAGACGATCTGTAAGCCGGGATCACTTTGACCGCTTTCATAGTTCTTGATTGTTCCTTGCGCTATGCCGCTAATTTCGCTGAATTTCATTTGTGTTAGTCCCTCAGCTTTCCGTATCGCACGTAGTTTCTCTGCAAGATTCATTTGACATGTTCCTAAATTAGTGACTATATTCACCGCCAACAAGGTCACGAATTTGTGACTTATAGGGCAAACCAACCCCGTCAGGAGTCATCCTGAGCCGTTTTAAAGGGGCTGGATCTTGCAAGGTTAGCATGTAACTACATGAGAAAGGAGTGTGTTATGGAAGCAAACGACTACGTTATCCAGTATCCGCTTGACGCAGTTCACCCTGATAAATTCGCGGAATTGCTGGGAAAACATCGCACCGCAGTAGTAGCGATGATTGAAAAAAACAAACTGCCGGTCATTGAGTTTCGCGACCCGGCAAAACCAAAAGCGCGTGCCGGTGACAAGCTTGTTTTCATTCCTGAGTTCAATCGCGGCGTGCGTGAGGCGTTTTATAACCGCCCGGCTGAACAACGTGATGCATGGTTGTTGTGGATGGGGTTATGACTATGAATGAACCACGTTGCATAGCTCAGTTACTCCGTAACGAGAGCCCGACCCCGATTAACTTCACCATCACCCACGGCCGGGGACGTAAAGGCATCATTATCCGTACCCGTAAGCCTGGTATTTTGACCGCTGTTGTTAAGCGCATTATGAAAATCAGAGAGGTGTCAAAATGGCTGTGATGACTCTTGATTTGGTACAAAAACAACCTGCTGCACTGCGCGTTGTCATCGGCAAACATCTTGCAGAAGCTCGCTGGCAGGACTCTTGCGATTTTTACAATCAGATGATGAAACGCGACCGCCTGACGGTCTGTTTTCATGCTCAGCTTAAACAGCGTCACGCGACCATGCGTTTTGAAGAAATGAACGATGTAGACCGTGAGCGTCTTGCCTGCGCGATTGACGAGCTACGCGGTGCGTTTTCTAAACGGCGTCAGGTCGGAGCCAGTGAGTCGGCGTATATAAGTTATCTGACAGTAAGCCAGCGCCGCACTTTATTCCTTCACGCAGGATTAACTGAAAAGGAATTTAATCAGCCTTACTGGCGAGTTAATGAGGAGTCATGTTATTGGCGTGAGAAATTATTCCGTGCTCTACGTGAGTTATTCAGCCTCTTTGAATATGCCCCAACTATTTTGACCTCGGTTAAGCCCGAGCAATATTTGCATTAATTAAATAAAGGAGATTTTTTACGCGCTTGAATGCGTGGGACATCTTTTTGTCTGGAGCCGGGTAAATGGAAAAACAAATATCAGTTCCTCGCAGCAACATGAAAGAGTTGTTAGCGCAGGCCGCTTTTGAGGCTCAGATAGTCACCGCGACGCGTTTTGCGTCTGCGCTCGATTCTCTGATAGCTCACATTTGCAAGTCAGAAATGAACCGCACGGAAATCATTGAGCTGTTGGGGCAGGAGTCCGAAAAGCTTCACAGCTCTATATTAAATCGGCGTTAAGTTATTAAGGAGCTGTATGAGTATTAATATTGTTATCGATAATAAGTTCGTAATTACCAGCGACCAGTTCCAGTTTATTTTGCAGGAAAAGAAAATCGCTAAGTCTGGAAAGAATGCCGGTAAAGAGTGGCTCGATACTGTTGGTTTTTATCCAACAATTGGCAAGCTCGTTTCCGCTTTAGTGCTGCACAACATTTTAACCGGCGAAGCTCGTCAGTTTTCTGAATTAGAGAAGCAGATCGAGCAGTTAGGTCAAAAATGTCTCGAAGCATTCACCACTAATGGCCGTTGAGACCCGGGGGCGCGTTGCCCCCTCGCCACCCCCGCCACTACCGAAAAGCACCGGTGAGACTTTCGTCGGTGCTTATCCGTGGAACAAATCTCGCGAGGCCATTGGCCGCGACAGACCCCTTACACGTGCCGAACTCCGTCAGGTGCAAGGTGTTTTAAACCGGATTGACCGTCTGCCGTTTTTCCTGCAAACGCTGTTTACCTCGCGTTATAACTTCATCCGCCGCACAAAGAGCCCTTTGGGTGCGCTGTATTTCCTCAAAAACACGTTTGAGCGCAAGCTGCTGCCGCGTCTTGAGCGTGTTAATGAGCTGTGCGGGATGAATGAATCCGCCTCGATAGGTTTTTTATCTGCGCGTGATGAATATGCACGCCTGCCGGATATGAACGACAAAGAGCTCAGGAAATTTGCGGCCAGAATCGCCGCTCAACTCTGGAGCAGATACGAAGAATTAAGCGATGCATGGGCGCAAGCGCACGGCGGCAGAGAGAGTCTTTTCACCGATGAGGCGCAGGCGCATTTATACGGGAAAGTTGCCGGTGTTGCGCGCGCTTTCAACCTCACACCGATGTACTGGAAAAAATACCGTAAGGGTCAGATGACGATCCGCATGGCATTTTCCGCTATTTCACGTCTGATTAAGGATGAGTGGTGGGTTAACCAGCTCAAGGCGCAACGTATGCGCTGGCGCGAGGCGCTGCTCATTGCTGCCGGTGAGGTCAATAAAGACCGTTCCCCCTACGCAAGCAAAATGGCAATCCGCGATGTTCACGCGCGCCGCCTGGCTAATCTCGAATACCTGAAATCCTGCGAGCTCGAAAACAAAGTCACCGGCGAGCGTATCGACCTCATTAGCAAAGTCATGGGGAGTATTTCTAACCCTGAAATCCGTCGAATGGAGTTGATGAATACTATCGCCGGGATTGAGCGCTACGCGGCCAGCGTGGGTGACGTGGGGATGTTTATCACACTAACCACACCATCAAAATACCACCCGACCCGACAGGTCGGGAAAGGCGACAGCAAAACAGTGCAGCTCAATCACGGCTGGAACGAAAGCGCATTCACGCCAAAAGACGGTCAGCGCTATCTGTGCCGAATCTGGAGCCTGATGCGCACCGCGTTCAAAGATAACGATTTAGAGGTTTACGGGATGCGCGTTGTCGAACCGCACCACGACGGCACGCCGCACTGGCACATGATGCTGTTTTGCAAACCCGGTCAGCGTAAAGCCATTAACGAAATTATGCGTCGTTATGCCCTCAAAGAGGACGGTCATGAAAAGGGCGCGGCAAAACAGCGCTTTGAGTCACGTC